GCCACTGCCTTTGCTGCTGGTTCGCTTCAAGCGTGCTGTTGCGGTAATCCGCGGTTGCTTTAGCCTGACTTTTACGATAAGCAACGTCTTGCTCGCGATTAGCTTTGCGCTCTTCATCTAGTTTCGCCTGTCGATCTAAGCCATCTTGATAGCGTTGTTCGTTGCGTTTGTCCATATCAGCTAACCGGGCTTTATTATCTTTGCGTGCTTGGTAGCGTTCCATCATTTCAAAGCCTTTCAATGCACCGTCTACAAATGCGCCTGCCATACATTACCCCTTAAAGTGAACCAACCGCTAAACCAATAGCTGCACCAATTGCAGCGCCCCACGGGCCACCAACTGAACCAGTTTGTGCTCCTGCCATAGCTCCTGCCATAGCACCTGTGCCAGTAGCGCTTATCTGTGCGCTTTTCTTTTGCTGCTTTAGATTTTCATTAGTCATATCGCGGTTTTGTTCCATATCCGACAATGTTTTAAGTGAGCCAGTGGCCTTGTTTTTAGTGCTTTGGCCGGCTTGCATAATTGAATAAGCCATTATTTACCACCTATATCAGCTAGGGTTTTCGGCGCACCGCCTTGCCCCGTTAAGATTGAATTTTGTAAGTCATCTACTGACTCGCGTGTTTCGTTGTTTACAGAGGCCGTTGTAAGGCTTTTTAATAAGCCTGTATTGGCGTTGCTTTGCTTTGAGTTATCGGCACTTAAACCATAGCGACCCATGCGCTGATCTTCGGCAATCTTTGATTGGTTGAAAGAAGTGTTTATGTTTGTTTCGTTGCGGGCCAATTGCTCATTTAAGAGCTTGTCGCTAGTAGCAAGGCCAAACAATTCTTCTTGCACAGGTAAAAACCGGTTTTTGTAATCTTCAAATTGCTGGCGCGTCAGGTCGGCTAAAGCGTTCTGATACTTATCTGTTCTGATATTGGTGGTATCTACACCGTAAATATCGTATTCAAATTCTTCGTCCATAGTTCCCCCTAAGTGTTGGATTGGCTGTAGTTAGCGTTCATTTTTGAGATTTTTCAATTATAAATACCTACTCTTTTGGGGGCGGCTTTTTGTTTGAGTAATAACTACCAGCCGCACCAGCTAAAGCGCCTGCCGCACCCAGCACCGAATCGGTGTTTGCTCTGCTATTTCTAGCATCATTAAATGCCTTTTGCTGAGAGCTTGCCGCAATGTCACTGAGCGTTGCGGTGGCTTCTTGCGATTGCCCTTGCCCCATTGCCATAACATTGCTCATTTTCCCTATGTAGCGCTCTTGCCCTGCAACCTGTGAACGTGATTTTGCATCGCTTGTTACTGACGCTTCGTTGTCGGCCATATCACTAACAACGTTTTTAAACTTGCCGCTATTTGGGTTTATGCCGTTCGCTTCCATACTTGAAAGTGCGTTATTACTGGCTTCTGAAAACGATTTTTTGTAACCAAGATTTGTATTCTCGGCTATGTCATCGTAAACACTTGCGTCATTAGCCTGCTTCGCATCATCAATAACCATGTTTTCAAATGGCACAATGCTGTCTTGGTAGTAGCCCCACTCCTCGGCATATACTTTTGCTAGCTCTTTTTCATATTCGGTTTCTTTAACTTCGCCGCTGGATTTACCCATTACTATTCCCCTAAAAAATGCCGCCACACGGTTAGATCATCACGCACGCCAGCGTGAACCCAACCATGCAAGGGGGCTACTTTGTTAAAACCGCGTCTAGCGGTTGCAAATTCGATAAAGCTAGCCTTGCCGCACTTAGCAAGCCTAATGATGTGGTGTAAGTATCGCTGTGTAGCGTTCCCGCCATGGCAAGACGCGACAGTGATCTCAATATATGTTTGGTTTTCAATGTGGCGCGGCCACAAGATAAAGAAACCATCAGGCACCAAAAACAAAAAAGCCCACTCGTGAGAGCAGGCTTTGTCGATTTCTTGGTATAGGTGTGGGTCGTTTGCAATATTGCCTATTCGAGTTATTGGCTCTTTAAGCCGGTCACGGTACTTAGACCATGACACGCATTGCAGGTGTGACTTTTCCATTGTGATAAAATATTAACCTATTATGGGGGGTTTATCCATTATGAAATTGTAGAACCGTCCTTGAAAACCCTCGCTACTATTCTCTGCGGTAAAGTGCCAACTTCCTCACCTGGGCCGCCTTTGCTTATCCTAACGTACACCGTCCTGCTTGAGTTTGCAGGTATAGTAGCAAGTAAGATTGCCGATATTCTATCGCCTGTATCTAGGTTTGTTTGCTCTGTCCATGTAAAGTTTAAGTGTTGTACTCGATGCGTTAGAGTTAGATGATGGATTACTAGAAACCCTAATGCCATCAATCATTATTTTTCGTTGGAATGGCTGGCTTGAAACTGAAAACCTCACAACCTCGACTTCACCAGATCCAGAGTTAGTAATTCGACCAATATTCTTTGTTGTTAAATCAATAACATCACCATCAAGATTCTGCGCGTAAACAGTACCGTAAAAGCTCGCATTTTGGCCGAACAATTGGTTTATGTAAGCCTGGTCTATTTGAGCAGAGCCAATAGCGCCATTAGCAATATACGTAGTTACATTTGAACTCAATATTTTACTAAGTCCTGCAAATGGACCAAGTGAAGGCTTGCCCGTTATGCTGTCATATGCAAGTGAGTTTAAATAAGCCAGCGAGCCCAGTGCGGGTTTCCCTGTTACCTCGCTGTAGTCAACTGAATTTTTAAATGCTAAATCTCTAAAAGCTGGCTTGCCGCTCAAGTCGTTATAACCTAGCTCACTTAAAAATGCGAACGCCCCTAGATTTGGCCTGCCGCTTATTTCGTTGTAAGCCAAAGAGTCTTTAGAGGCTAAGTTACCTAGCCCTGTCACTTTAGAGGACGGTATAGCGCCTGTAGATGACATAACAACGTTGCCGTTATTATCTTTAATGGTTACAGATTGAAGCGTGGCGCTTTTAGCAAGCATGTTGCCGTTCGGGTCAATCGAAAAGTTACTGCTGCGAGCGCCGTTGCTTGGGTTATAGTTAATTGATGGTGTTGTCAGTCTTGAGCTAACAAGCAATCTATTGGCAAGCAGGTCATCAGTGACCAGGCTTTTTATAAATGCCTCGTCAATAATCGCCGTATTAATTACTGTCTTGCCATCCGATACAGCAAAAATAGGCGTTAAGTTGGTAGGATCTTGATCTGTTATAACAGCAAACTTAGCGCCTTTAACTGCGAATATAGGTTCAACACCATCATTCACAAGACCAAGACTTGTTGTGAGTCCATTAACAGTAGACTTGACGCCCCATAATGCGCTGTACTCACCTTGGTTTGTTGCGACAGTTTCGCTTACTGTTTGCAGTGAAGATCTTACGCCGTTTACTTCGGATAGCAGCGTTTCAGACGCGGTTGCTATCGCTTGGTCTGCTTCTGTTTTGGTGGTGTAATTATTGACGATAAGCGCGCCAATGCTGTCGCCCTCTGGATCTTCTATAAGTGACCTAAGCGCGTTGGTTGCTGAGCTTATGGCACTATTTGTATCAGACTTTGTGTAATAGTTAAGTTGTAAGTCCGCGCCTATGCTGCTGCCTTCGGGATCTTCAATAGTTGCACGTAGCGCAGTATCCGCACTGGCTATTGCTTCGCCTACTTTTGCGCTAGTTAAGTAGTTGTTTAATAGGTCAGCTGAAACATTATCAATATCGCTATCTAGCTTTTCTATTATTTCTGCGGTTGCCTCTGTGCTACTTGCAAACGTTGATTGGAGTTCATACAGGGTTGCTCGGTTTTCACCCATTGCAGCATTTAAAACCGTTAGAGACTCAGCAAAAGCGCTTTGTTCATTAGAAAAAACATTTTGCCTTTGTATTATATCCGCCTCGGCTATCGTCCTTCGCTCTTGCTCCAAGTCATTAGCTAAAGCGTTTTCAATTGCGGCTATAGCGCTTGTTTCATACTCCGCTCTTAATTGCTGGTTTGTTGAAGCGCTTGATTGCTCCGCATCTGCTTTGGTTTCATACTCATTAAATAACGTAGCGCCAAGGCTGTTGCCCTGCGGATCTTCAATTTCGCTTTTTAGTATTGTTGTGGCTTGGCTTATCGCTTGCTCTGTCTCTACAGAGGTTAAAAAGTTTTCGTAAATATCAGAGGTAGCCCCTTCTATTGCGCTTTGCATTGCGTTTGTTGCTTGGCTTATAGCGCTTTCTGTATCGACTTTCGTTAAATAATTAACTTCAAGGAATGCCTTGTTTTCATCTACCTTTGTATTTAGCTGTAGAATGTCGCTTGCTGTTGAGTTGGTTGCGTCCGAGAATGCCGCGCTTAACTGCGTTAACTTTGATTCGCTTTCGAGAAAGTTTGTTTCAATAACAGTGATTGATTGCGCTAACGCTTCTGTTTGGCTAGTTGTAGCCTCTTGAGTCCTTAATATATTAGCGGTAACAATTCTTTGTTGGTCTGCCTGCTGATCATTAGCTAGCGCATTTTCAATAACAGCTTGTGCCAACGGCTCGTTTGCAAGCTCAACTTCACTACTTACTTGAAATATAGCTCTTGATACGGCTTCTTCTACATTGGCCTTTGTGCTGTATTCGTGAAATAGCGTAGCGCCTATGCTGTTACCCATAGGATCTTCAATTTCAGCTTTAAGCAATTGAGCTGATGATGTTATTGCTTCATTGGTTTCTGTTTTGGTGTAGTAATCTTGCGTGAGTGTCGCGCTTACTTCTTCGTCTATCGTAGATTTAAGCTGCGTTGTTGCCTGGCTAATAGCTGAATTAGTTTCTACCGTAGTGCTGTAATCTTGTTTTATTAGCGCGCCTAGGCTTTCACCGTCCGGATCTTCTATCTCACTTTTTAACTGTAGGCCATAAGCTGCTATTGCATTGTCTGTCGCAGTTGATGTGTAGTAATCGTTAAATAGCGTAGCACCTACGCTGTCGCCTTCGGGGTTTTCAATGGCTGATTTAAGTGTTGAGGTTGCGGCTGCAATGACTTCATCGGTTGTTGCTTTGGTGTAATAGGTATTTGCAATGTCGCCACTTAACGCGGTTCCATTTTCCTCTATCATTACCTGTATGGTTTCTGCTGCAGCGGCTATGGCTTCATTTGCTTCTGTCTTTGTTAAAAACTCAGCTTCTATGCGTGCATTAACATCGCCAAGCTTAGATTCAAACTCGTACAGCTTAACCGCATTCGCCTCCCAATTTAGATCGCCAACAAGCGCGCTTTCAATTAACTGTCTAGCTAATGAGTCCGTATCAAAGTCTAGTGCCTCTACTTTATCTATCGCATCCTCAGCATCTTGCTTTGCCTGCTCCGTAATAGTATCTAGGCTTTCTATGCGCTCTTGTATGCTGGGAATATCAATTAAATGCTGGTCAACATCGGCGCGTAACTCGCCTATATCTAAATCAAAGTTATCTATTTCGATTTTTAATGCTGGTATTTCATTTAAAGCAATATCTTCAATTAAGTATTCGAGCCCCGGTATTTTATCGACTGCCGTTGATAGAAAATCACTCAAATGCGATTTTTCTATAAGCCCGCCAATTTCATCGAGTATAAGTTCAGCTGACTTTTGCGTTTTTGCAAAAACACCGGCTGCGCCCTGCGTTGGCCCTTTTACATCGGCAATATTTACAAAGCGAACCCAATAGTAATATTCAGCTCCCATATTTACAGTATCGCTAAATACGTCCGCAACTTCTGTCGCTATTAGCGTGGCACTGTTAAATGAGTCCGTTTCGCTGCGCCATATTTCAGCGTAAGCATGGCCTCTATAGGTGGGGTGATCCCAGCTAACGGCTATAAATGTAAAGCCACCTGTGGCCGATAGGTTGACAGGCGCGTGCGGTCTTTCCACTCCGCCTGTTGTAATTGGTAATCCGCCATCATTGGTGCCGCCACTCGCATTATTAATAAGTGCCTGGCGCTTCATATCATCAAGATCAACAAGGTCGCTCATTAATAAAGCTCTGTTATTGCCTCGCTGGCCTGTTAGCAGCTCTATATTTTCAGTGATAGCGCTACTAGTGGGATCTTGCCGGCCTTTTCTTACTATGCCAGGGAACGTGCCTTTTTTTAATTTTGCCATTAAGCCGCAACCTCTCTCATGGTTGTTGCAATAGAAACGCTGTGTATTGTGCCTTTGCCATAAACCTCAAATGACCACTTATCACCGCGATTAGGTGGCAATCTAAATGCCATGCTGGGTATTTGCCCTGGCGCTAAATGCAATATCTCTACTTCATCGGCGTAAATGCGAACCCCTGAAAGCTCCGTATCGACTCCCTTTACCATTGCGCATGCAAAGCTTAGGTCGCTCGCTGAAAAGTCCTTAGACTTCCATTCGTAGCTTGTAAGCTCGTTAGACTCACCCCATTTACTCAAGTCCGCGCCCTGGCAAATATACAGAGTGTCATCAACAAGGCTGTTAAATCCGCAATCAGCTTTGGCCGTAAAGTGTCTAAAATCACCGGTGTTCGGATCAAAAATAAACGCCTTGTCTAAGTTGGCGCCATAAAAAGCTAAATAGCGGCCCTCTTGGTGGTACGCCTCTATTGTTTCTGGTTCGTATTCTTGCCACTGCTCACGCGTTATTATCTGGTTAGTTAGCATGGTTAACCCACCACTGGTTAAACCTATCAAACCGTCAGGGCTTGCATATATGAGCGTGCCGTTTACGATTACCGCTGAGCGTGCGCTTGTGCATGATTGATTAGACTCTAGCTTTTGGCCGGCCATTGCGTCAGGACTAATGCCGCTGAATAAGTAAGGGTAGCCCTTTGTTAAAACTGCAAGCGTATTACCAAGCGCAGCAACGGTTACAATTTCATGCTCGGTTGTTAGCTGGTAACCGCTCGGCCAAGCATACGGCAAGTACGCCTCGCTAAAGCAAACCGTACTATCAAAAAAGCCGGCCAATATACCGTTAGCCATAGACGTTAAGCCAATCATGTTCTCGTTTGGCATTTCGTAATCGTAAGTGTCGAGTGATGAACCTAATTCGTCCGTTGATATGTCATCGACAAATACATCTTGTGAAATAGGGATTTCAGCAACAAAAAGATAATCAGCAACACCGCCGCCGGTAGCTGTGCGATATATTCTGCGGTGCGTTATATTTGACGCATTAACATTTGGTGGTGAAAAAGACAGCGTTACATACGTACCTTCTTCATCAGGGTACTCTATATCAATACGTTGTGACGCTTCGCCTGGTGGTCCTTCTTCGCCTTGCTCAGTGACAAACGTGTGCGTGTAATAGCGTGTTTCATCATCGTTCGGATCAATTTCATCGGTAGCCGCATCTGTCACCACTGCAATTATTGGCACTTCGGGCGATTGTATTCCCAGCCTGTACGCATTAGCAGGCATGACTTGCCCGCTAAAAATTGCGTTGTTAGTTACCTTTGGGTATCCATCACCCGTAAAGTAAACGCGCTGCCAAGGGTCGTTTGCAATAGGGCTCGCTACGGCATTAACTGCTTTATTCCATGAAAACCAATACTGGTCTAAGTAATGGTAAATTGTTCTTGCGTTCGAGATCACTGATACGTCTGTCAATTCAGGAAGTCTTAAAGGCGATAGGTTGCCATTATCAAAATGACAACCATAAGCTTTAGATGCTGATTCATTGGGAAGTAATCGCGGATCGATTTTAGGCCGTTCACCGGCAAAAGTTTTTACGGATATTGCAGGCATAGGATTCGCTTATTTTGTAAGTGTTTTTTGAGGAAGGTTTAAAACTTATTCTATGGGTAGGCTCATGGCGTAACAGCGCTGAGGTGTAAAGCGCCCTACAAAGTCTAGGTTTACATAATCAAGACAATACGCTACCAGCTCAGAGCAAAACCACTTATGCGGATCATTCCAAGCACTAAAGTAATGACCAATAGCGCCGCCAAAATCATATTTTTGACCTAAAAGCTCATTCGCATCTGTAGAGTTTCCATTCATCACGCGTATTTCGTGATCAGGGTAGTCGAGCTTGAATTTTTTAAGCGGCTCCTTAATAACGCCCTTAAATGCTTTTGCATGTATAACGTAATCTATGCCCTGCTCTTTCACAATGACACCACAATGATGCCACTGCGACCATGTAACCAACTTTATTAGCAAGCTAAGCGGCAGGTTGTTTGTGCAAAATATTACTCTCATATTATGCGCTCCAATCTAAGTTATTGATAAAATCTTTTATTTCGGTTTCATCGTTTAACTCGTCCAGCGCATCTTTAAAGTGACGGGCCTTATACACTAAAAACTTTTTACGGTTGGCGATAGCTAGACCAAGGCCGCGCATATCTTCGGCTAGCATTTCAATTTCTTGGTTGTCACGCGTAAGCCAAATAGTATCGCTACCTGTAACCACTGCGCCCATAATATCCTCACGCGATTGCGCACCCGCTTGGAATGTATAACCGTTGTACTCAATATCTGCGTCATTCAACGCATCGCGAGTGGCGTTAATACTATCTTTAGCGCTCTGCTTTTGCTCTAAAAGCAAATGATCCGAGTCTATCGTTATAGCGCCTTGCTCTACCTGCTCTTTTAACTTGGCCCATATATCGACTATTTCATCTTTGTATTTTTGCTGTTCTTCAAAAGCGGGCTCGAATAACGGCAGTCCATCATCATCTAGCTTTTGATTGCCTTCGCTGTCCAAAGCGAGTTTTTCACCTACTTTCACTTGCTCTGCGCCATCGGGTACTTGAATAGATCGAGTCATGCCCTCACGAATAAAGCCGCTGTGAGTTGCATTGCCATCGTTATAAACCCAGCTAATTGAGCCATCATCGTTTTGCTTATATTTATCGACTAGCAAAAAATCGTTGTCGCTTATGAATTTTAACATTATGGGTTAACCTCTATGTTAGAACCATCAGTTTCAGCACACAGCTCGTAAGTGTCATCACCACCAAAGCTTAGTGCTGCTGGATCTATGTTTAAGACCTTTACTTTTAACCTTTTATTTGAAGTCAGAACATCTAAAAATAGATCTGATGCAGTTATGCCAGTTATCCTATCTACTCCGCTTTGATTAGTAATTTTAAATGTGCCAGTACATGTTATAGATGAGGGGGCAGAGGTGTAACCTGACAAGTCTTTAACCAAAAATACTGAGTTTGTATTTCTAAAAACAATAGCTCCAAACTGGTCTCCTGCTTTTTCACCTTTTAACGTGGTGAAATTAGTGTTGCCGCTGTGTTTGTATTCAAGCCTTCCTGAATTATAATTTCGGGTATATAAAGTCGGCTTATTCTCTCCATCCATAGCGATTTGATTTAGCCTAGCCCCTGCGGCGCGCCCTATCGGTATTACAAATCCATTAAAATCTTTGCCGTTAATATGTGAATTTTCTGTTAGTCGTTATTATCTAGGTCATCCATAGTTACACCGCTAGCAGTACCTATGCCGAAGTCAGCATACCTTAATAGCCTATTTGAAGTTTTATCTACTCTACTGGTAGTAACATCATGCGTTGCTGCCGTTCCGGTTAACTCTTGAATTTTATTAACCGTCTTAACAACGTGCTCAATACCATGGCTATCAGTAAGTGTTGCTGTATCATCTTCTGAGGTTAGCCAGTTACGCAATTCATCTAAAAACAATTGCTTTTGGTTAAACTGTACGGCTATTTGTCCGGCTATTCGTGTAAGTATGGTTCCCGAGGTGTTTCTTAAAATTGCATATTCAACGCCATTATCCGTTGAGCCTTCAAAGCCACGATCAAGGGTAATGCTTGTATCACTGTTTACCGCTATGACTTCATACCAGGTCTTTGCGTCAATGGTGAAAGCATCACCAATAGCGATTGCAATTACATCGTTTTGCCAATTACTGCCAACACCTACAATAGCTGCGCTACCATTTGTTACGTTTACTGTTCCTACGCGATACCACGCGCCTGCGCTTGCTGCCATGTTATTACCCCTTTTCCTCACTCATCATCGCTACATCAGCTTGGCTTTTCTCGCCTAGCTGGCTTTTAAACGCGTTCATGTGCATTTGGCTCTTATTCGGATTGGCCGCATATTCAGCGTCTTTCATGTATGAGCGATATAAAATCCATTCAATAATTGCGTTAACGTAAATATCATCTAGTGCAATGACTTCGCCCGCTTCATTATCTGCCAAGCTAATAGCCGGCGGTGCTTTTGAATAAACAAGCGTTAGCTTTACGTTTTCTATAACGCCAGGGTAAACATAAAACGTCTTGGGGTTGCGCTCGTCATAGATATAAAGCTCAACTTCGCTTGACTCTTTGCCCGCATACCATGTGTCGTAGTTGTCATCTAGCACTTGGCGATTGTATGGCCCGCGTATCGCTTTGCCTGATTCATTTCGCGTCACATCAATAAGCTTTAACGCATCAACCGGCAACAACTGCTTAGTGCCTTCTACACACGTAAAATCATCGGTATCTACGGTATAAGAGTCTGGTCGGCGCAATACAATTGCACGCTGCGCGTCATTAAGGTAATTAAGCAATTCTTCTTTGGTCCATCGCGTAAAGTTTGGATCATTAAGCAGCTTATTAACGCGCATTAAGATTTCATTTGAGGAAACAATAGCCATTAGTAAAACACTCTTGGTTGTGAAGGTCTTTGCTCGTCCAGTGCGTTAACGGCAACTCGAAAAGCATCGCGGTAGCCATCTGTAAAACGGCGCTTGTAGTAGTCAGACTTTGCCAGATCAGTCCAATCGGTATTAGGCATCATTAATAAATTCGCTGCGGCTCCATCAGCAATCGCATCAGCCCAGCGGTTAACAATGGTGTTGTCCGCTTCAAAGTCATTAGGTAGTAGGAATTGCGGGGCGATATGGTAAAACACGCGCACCTTTGGCGTTGTGTTTGATACGGTGTAATCATCTGAGCTTTTAAGCTCGTAGCCATTAGCATCTAAAACAAAATCAACGCTAACAATCACATGATCACTATCAATGTTAAGCGCCCCGTCCTGCCCCTGCTCAATTTCTTGAGAGCGAGCCAAAAAGCGAGATTCATAACAAAATTTTTGGTAGGCGCGACCTAGCTGGTCTTTCGCCATTTGATCAAGAACGCCCCCGCAGCGCTCACGAACTAACGGGATCAAGCTAGATAATTGCGCCATAATTATTCTTCGCCTTCGTCCGCTGCTTTAGCGCGCATTGCATCGCGTACTTTTAGCTGATAATCAGGCACCGGCTTTTTAGCACCTTCAATAACGAGATCATGCGCTACAACGAATGTATCAAGTTGTTTTGAACTGTACTTGCCTAAATCAATTTCTTCGCCGTCTACGGTTACAACAAGACTTGCATCTAACTGTGCTTGCTTTTCAGCTTCTTCGCGCTCTAGACGATCTTTTTCTGCTTGTTCCTCTAGGAATTTTTGGCGCTCAATGTGGCCCTTGGCTTCTTTTTCAGCCACCCATACCTCACCAAAATCTAAAAAGCGTTGTGCAAGCTCTGCCGGTACAGGTGTTGGCACGCCCTGCTTAAAAATGGTGCGTGTGCTACATATGGTATCTTTTTTAAAAGGCTTCTTACCGATGTAAACGATATTAGTTGTATTGCTCATGGATTTTCCCCAATAAAAAAGCCCCGCAATAGCAGGGCTTGATTTAAACGTGTATCGAAAAGGCTTAGTAACCTGTGTATCGGTACTCTAATTGAAGTACAGCTTCGCCGGTCGCCGCAGACGAACCCGTATTTTTAACAACTAAATCACTTGGGCCTTCATCACCAATGTAAACCGGCTTAATGAATGCGCCACTATTGCCCGCCGATTCAGTGTTAAACTCAGCTAAGTCGGTGGCATCGCCTGCATGGCTTACAACTTGAGCAGTTAGCTTAGTTTCAGTGCCTAGCGCTTCATTCACAATGCGAACGCCTGTGATTTGCGTGCCAATAGGTAAAGACTCAGTGACAACTTTTGTCGCCTCAGTAGCTAAAGCAGCAAGCGAAATTGTTACCAGGTGAAGCGATAAATTACCGGCGGCACCTTTATAAAATGTTTCTTTCATAATTTTATCCAATTACTAAAAGTTAAAATAAAAAAGCCGGATTGCTCCGGCTAAAAGGGGCTTACTGTAGAGATACCGCAGTATCAAGGACCATTGTGCCGTAATCGTTTACGCGGCCTGTCTTATCAGAGAAGCGTACTTTTTTACAGCCATTCATCCATACGATAGCGGTTTCGTTTGCGTTGCCGTGGTCGGTTTTCTCTGTAGTCATAGAGAAATGCGAGCCTGAATCAGACTTACCGTAAGCATTCGCAAGCGCTTGACCACCAAGAAGGATTGCACGATCGATAGTTGTACCCGCTTCAACAATTTTAGTTGTCGCTAACTTATCGTTGTTAGATACTGTTACCGTATCGCCCGCAAAGAAACGCACTGGCTTGCGGTATTGACGCACAAGAATATTGCGCCACATGATCACATCACCTTTGAATACAGGGTGATTGAAACCTTGTCCGCGTTTAATTGCGCGAGATTGAAGCTCTTGTAACTTTTTATCAGTCGCAGAAGCCCAAAGGTCACGCCATTGGCGCGGGGTCACGAATAATAAGAAGAAAGGCGACTCATTCGCCATTTGGTCAGCTTCAAAGCTAATGTGCTTCATTGGGTTGGCTTGTTCTTCCAAAATAAGCGCTAAGTCGTCCAGCTTTTCTAGCGTCATAATATCCGCAGCATCAATCGCTTCAAAGCTAGTCGCATCACCACCAAACTGGTGACGGTCATACGTTGGTGCCAGAACATCATTGACCATGATTTCTTTAAATTCGCTATGATCTTCTGTTGGGATAATAATATCGCTTGGCGCAAACGAGCCACGCGCACCGGCCAGGTGATACATTGCCACTTCATCTTTTAAGTCGTTGTAGTAGTTACCTAGCAACGTTTTAGCAGTGCTAAGCAAATCATGCTTAGTACGCTTTTGCGACATTTTACCGCCGCTATCAACCATCTTACGGCCTTGGTCAATGCGCAATTCAAACACTGTTTTGCTCAAGCTTTCGCCTCGGCCTTCCAGTTTTTTATCACCCATTGTTGGTAAGCCGTTAAGGTTGTGGAATAAATCCATTTCAACCGTGTCGCCGGCTTGGCTTTGCAAGTCATTGATCATAACCACCGGCGCGCCCTTTTCAGTTTGCTTTTTGCCGTGTGCTTTATCTGCTTTAGCCGCTTTTGGTGCGGCACCTGTTAGCATGTTCACGAACGTATTTTGACGGCGTGTATGTGTAAACAGGGCAGCGCCAAACGCTTTGGCCGCTTGTGCTTTTGTAATTGTGCTCATTTTAATTTCCTAGAGATAATCTGACACGCTCTCAAGCATTGCTTCTACTTGCTGCTCCGTCATACCTTCCATTTCGGCTGCGATAGTCGCTGCGTCTTTTTCAAGTAAGCCGGCACTAGCACTTAGATCATTTGCCTGTGTGCCTATGTCAGTAGGTGTATTTGGGATTGGTGCAGAGTCGGTGTTGCTTGGCTTAGGCTTGTGCTGTTCGCCAAATGCGCTTTGTACGCGCTTTTCAACTTCTTTAAATCGCTCTGCGACTGTTTTGTTTGCAAACGATGGGTCTTTTGTGAGCTTGTCATCAATAACCTTTGCCATATCCCACTTATCAACGTCATTTTGCATCCACTGCTTTAAGTGCTGTGATTGCGCAAACGCTTCTTGCACTTCATTTTGTGAAGGTGCTTGTGGTGTTTCTGGCGCCGGCTGGTTCTTTGAACCGTATTGCTGAATTTGGCTAGCTAACTCACTAACTAATTCGCCAAGCTCCGGATATTCATCTTTAATACGCTCCATTAGCTCAGGATCTTTAAGCATTTCACCTGGCAGTTTGCGTGGGTCCATACCAGCTTCTTTTAACTGGCTACTGTGTAACTCGGCTACACGTTTGGTTTCCTCAAACTGACTTTCAAGCTCTGCTTTTTCGGTGGCTAGTCTTTCGCGTTCGGCTTCGGCTGCTGCTGCGCGTTCACGCGCTTGTGCTAGCACTTCATACGGCAAACTGTGTTGACCGTTTTTACTGCTAACGTCCGTTGCTTCAACGTAATACTTGCCGTCAATTTCAACAAAACCTTCTGGTGATTCACCCTCTTTGGTTGACGACTCCCCTTCTACGTCTGTTTTAGCTGGTGCTTCGCTTACTTCCTGCTTTGACTCTGCTGCAGGTGCCTCTTGTTTGGTTTCTACTACAGGCTCTTTTTCGCCATCTTCGCCACCAAATAGTGTTTCACCATCAATATCTAGGCCTGCTAATGCCGCCTCGATTTCTTCATCAGTGCCAGTTGCTAATATCTCGTCTAATTCATCCACTTTATTACCCCATCGACCATTTAACGTATGGTTACGAAAATTAAAATTTAGGCGTATCGCTGCCCTTGCGAGTTTTGTGCATCGCACAAAAAAGCCGCCTCTGATTGCTCAAAAGCGGCTTCGTTTCTGCGTAGTACGTAAATATCTTTATCTGTATGGTTTGCGGAGTTTTACATTGAAACCTCCCCAGCTTATTGCTGTTACTCGCCGGCCATTTTTTAAATAAGACGCAGGCCGTACCGCGTCATTTGATTTTTCTACGTTAACCGGCTCAAACGCTGGCATTATGTATTTTAAAAACCAGTGCTTGAGTACGTTCATGTTTACCCCGCGTGAATGGCTTGTTTTACCACGCTATGAAATAGCGCATCTTTGACTTGTTGTTTTTCAGGTAGGTGGTGAAAAGGCTTTAAGTGTTCATGCGTTTTGTTTTTAAGTGAGCGTTTAGCGTCATACTTCCAGCCCGCCACAATCATTTTAGACACCCACGCGTCATGCCATGCTTTTACATCAGCATCAACGTTGATAATCAAAAACGCTACATGCTCAATAACAATGTTTTTGTCTTGTTCTTCCAGCTCATGCCAATGCTTTAATGGCTCTCGCATTACTGCTGTGTAAGCGCGGTTAACTTCGTGACACATTTTTGCAATGGCTTTAACTTGGCCCATATGCTCTTGAGGCACACCCAAGTCGTTATCCCCGCCAACATCGGCAAATTCAATCTTGTTATAACCCTCCTCAAATACTTGTTTAGGGCTTATTGATACATAGTCATTTTCATACAGCACAATATAATCACCGGCTACTGGCGTGTAGCGTGCTATTAGCGCCTGGCTAGCAATGTAAGGCAAATCAATGTCAGTTCCCGGTATGCCGATAATTAATGAAAGATCAGGTTGCCCGTCCATTGTAGCTACCGATTTAATCTCGGCTGCTTGAACCACTTTAAAGCATTGGTACTCGGCCATTACTTCGCGTATGTGGACTGTCGCGCCATCATCACCACAAAGCACTACGTTAATAACTTCTTTTGTTTCGCTCATTGCTACACCTGTATCGCGTCTAGTTGCTGTTGAATGTTTGCTTGTACGTTAGATTTCATTGCGGCTACTTCCGCGTTGCTTCTGCGTACTTCACTTAAAATCTTTTCAGTTTCAGCTATTACTTTGTCGTCTTTCACTTCTTCTGTTTCGGTTTTCTTCTGTAGCTCAAGAATTTTAGCTTTTAGCTGTTCACGCTCAAGAGTTAGCCTTTCAAGATTGCCTTGAATTTCTTGCATTTGCATTTTCTCCATCGCTTGCGCTTTTTCAGCCTGGGCTTTTGCTTGTGCAAGTTCTTCTTCGCTCATATCTTCTTGCGGCTTAGGTATGTTTAAAGCCTGGCGAAGCGTTGCTAAAAATTCCTCTTTGTTTGGTAGGTCCATCAATTCAACAAACATAGGCATGGTTGCCGCTTGGGCCTCTGGTGGTATTTGCGCCATGACATTGCTTAACAGTGTTGCTTGCTGCTGGCGATACGTTGGCGTAGCTTTAACCGGCGCGAGTGCTAAGTGGCCTTTCCATCGCGCTACATCGTTTGTGCGTTTGCCTTCTTCGTTAGGCTGATTAAGTACAATCGCCTTACGCTTGGCCTTGTCATCACGATTAACGGTTACCTGTATGTTATTTTGCGGCTTTAAATCCTCAATGATGTAAGCAAGCAATAAATCACCTACGCGATTGCGCGAAAAGTGAAAGTTATCGTTTAGCTCAGCAAGTGTTGTTGTGCCTTGCTCAACCAAGTTAGAAATGGCAACACCACTTGTCGCATTGCTGTCTTGGCCTAACATCGAGTTATAAACGCCGGCAGTATCCTGAATTAACTTCATATCGTTTTGCATCAAGTTAAATTGCTGTGCTGCGATACCTACATCATTTTGAATGCTTAGCGCATCAGCGGCTTTTAACTTGCTTTTACGGTCAGGATTTAGCGGTATATAACCGTCCGGCTTTTCGACTTCTTCTTTTAATCTGTCATCGCTTAACTGCGTAGCATCTTCATCAGCCACAATACGGCGTGCTTGTAGTAAGTAGTTAAGGCGGATCACGCGGGCATTAATACCGTCTTGTGCGGGTATCATTCGGCTAACAAGACCGTAAGGTTCGCCGCTTGCGTCTTTTTGGTAACCAATGAACGGTATCAGGTTATACATGCCGTTAGGCGCTTCACTGGCTCTATCAATAATACGGTGAGGACCAACAAACCACGCTTCTCGCACATTAGGGAATGAGGCGTATTCAAGCTTAACCTTGCCTGTTTGTACTGCTGCGCGGTGTAAATCGTTGTTTTTATCGTATTCAATTACACGGCCATCACTCATTTTGATAACGTGTGCGCGTTTCCATACTTTGTAGTAAATAACTTGAAGTAAAACACGGTTGCGCGTTTGGTCTAGCCATTCGCTCATGCCACGGTTCCAACTTTGGCTATCATGCCAGGCTGAGTGCAGGGCGTGATCATCAACACCTTCTTTATCAACCGTGTTGTAAAAATCTTCCCACAAGTTAACCGAGTTTTTTAAAATCTCTTTGTGTTCAGGAAACGTAGCTAACGCCTCGTCTAAATCCATCCACTTTTTGCGCAGCATCCAACGTGCATCGCTTCTATCTGCTTCTTGAGCGTTCCAATCCCACCACACTTCGCGGCGGTGAATATACTTAACACGATATGGCGCAGCGAATGGAATAGGGTTTTTAGTAACTTCAACCCAGCCTATACCGCTTTTTAATTGGCTTGCATACGCATCCGAGCACGCACGATCGGCATGTGACAAACGCCATGCGTCCTTAAACTTTTCGTTTAAGCCTTTTGCTAATTCTTCGCCGTTATCATCATCGGCCACGATCATTAAGTCAGAGCGCGAGCGCGCTTCTAAACCAAGTACGCCATCAATAGTAGGTCCAATCATGTTGTGTACTATTTCAGGTTGCCCACGGCGTTTAAGTATTGCGCGTATTTCTTCCGCTAACTGGTCGCCATCGTAATAAGCACATGCTTTTGTTGCTGGCGTGCGCCAATCTGGTTGGCTATCAATGTCACCAAGTAGCGTTAACAGCTTGTCTAGCGTAAAGCCGTCTTTATTTGATTTTACGTGATCAGCCATTTGTTATCTTGCCATCCAATGATTAGGGTTGTGTGGTGCGGGTGTATTATCTTTTATTAGTCGTTTAGGCATTCTTACTCGCATTTCTTGTGCAATCATGTAACTCATTACCTGATCATCAAACCCGCCAGGCTGTGCGCCCATACGGCCTTTTTTGTCGTAAACAAATGTGCTTAGCTCGCTAGAAGTACCGCGCCAAACAATGCCGTCAGCATCATTCGTTAGCAGTGCGTCTAATCCACTGGTAAGAATTGGTTTTGACTGTGCGCTTGTGTGCCAGCCTACCTTGCGTGTTTCTTCGTCCGTATCTTCGCGATCAATGTGTTCTTCCGTGTAAATCCGGCTCGTTGGGTAAATCTCAACAAGCTCTTGAAGTGTCGCATGACCGTGATTGTTTCGCTCAACGCCAATATAGGCCTTGTTATACATAAGTCCGATATGCTTGTTTATGTGTGCAAACCGCTTAGGGTCTATATGACCGAACCAATGTGCTACCTGTCGCCCATCCGATTTGGCAACAACGTCTAATGAGCTTCTATCTCCGTGTTCAAGTCCTTCTGCTACGTCACTTCCTATTGCGTAGTCCTCGTTTTCGTCTGGTAATTCCCATATCAGCAGGTAGCCGAGTGTTGATTGGGCCAGCTTATCGCTACCTTTGGCGTTTAAATCAACCTTGCCGTTCATTTTCTTCATGTTGCCGGTGTATGGCTCAAGATCATAAACGAGTAACGGCTTAACGCAGCGCCCTTCGACACGCATTAAATCGTCACTATCAAATACTTTGCGGCCTGATGTTAAAAAAGCCTCCATCGGTGTAGATGGATATTCCTGCTTCATCTTGCCTTTTTGGTTGCGCTCCTTGCCTATGTACCAGCTTATTTGCTCGTCTGTGAGCTTTACGCCGTTAGCTGCTTCAACTGCTTTGAAGTATTTGGCCTTTTCCTTTGAAAGTTTTAAGCCACCTGTCGGCACTGGTGCCACATACTTAGGATCATCAAACCATGGATAAAAGTGAAATTTAAAATCTTGCTGGCCTAGCACAATGCCTGATGCTGATAAATCCATCGCATCGACTGACATATCAAAGAAATTGCCGCTTGCGCCTTCTGCTGTTGACTCAATAAAAATATAAGAGCCTTCATGTACCGCATTCAGTGAGCCCGATTGAACCTCGTCTGCTCGTAATGGGTAGTTAGCGCATATCTTGCCGTATTCTGATACGTGTAATACTTGAAGTGTTCCCGAGCGGAACGAAACAGCAACACGTATCCATGAGTCATTATTAAACTTTATCCCGGTGCCAGTTTTGCTTTTAACTGAGCGCTTGCCCGTTTTAAGCCAACTTGGTAGCCGCTCGTAGGGATAAAGTATCTTAGATGAAAATATGGCGCTGGCTTCTTCTTTACCCTGGGCGATTACTCCACACTGCCTGTTATCGTTAAACATGGCGTGATCTAGGATAAAAACTTGTATTGCTGTGCTAAAGCCAAGCTGGCGCGCTTTTAAGATGATGTTTAAAAACCACATCGTTACAAAAAGCATGGTTTGCGCTATACGACAACGAAACAACACTTCACGGCCTTTCTCGTCCGCTATGATGTATAAGTTGTTTAAACGCCACCACCAACAATCAAGATAGGGTTCGCATCGCTCTAACAGCTCTACTTCATCTAAATTAAAGCGTTCTTCTTCTGTGAGCCATGTGCTCTTAGGGTATTTAGCTGGCTTTGGTTGCATTACTGACTAACCACCGTATCTAAACCGCCTGTGCGCTTATCAATGAAATCATCAAGCTTACTAGTGCCGCCGGCCTCTTTACGTGCTTTGGCTGCTTCATGCTCTGCAATTTCCGCCTGATGCTTACCGCGTTTGGTCGCGTTGATCAGCGCTTGTGTTTGTTGCTTAATACGTGTCGTTTCCGCAATAAGCTTGCCGCGTGCTAGTGTGTCTGTCTCAAGGCTTGATAGCGTTTTAGTTATCGACTCAGCACGTATGACATTTCTATCAAGTGACATTTCAGCTTTAAATAACGACTCGTAAAGCATCACTTTCGATTCGTTTGTCGTGTCCGCATCATCTAATAGCTTTTGGATACCCTCAATCGAGTCCATAACCATGTGAATGCGAGCGCGACATAAATCAAGCTCATCTTCTAGCGTTGTTGCTTCAACTAACTGATTAACGCCTTGCTTAAAATACTTTGTATAACCACCGTGTTTAAAGTTCGGTGCTCTTGTAAGCCTTTGGCCTTCATCCTTTACTGCTTTACGCGGTGCTGCTCTTGATGTTCTTATATGCTTTCGCGCAGTGCTGTAGTTTAATTTGTTGTTGTCGCAAAAATCACGCAGCGATATTCTTGTTTCGCTATGCTCTTTTTGAAATAGCTCGTTTAAATCGCTCCATTTTGACACTACTTATCACCGCTGTTTACCTTGCACTCAGCTAATGCTTGTTCATCGTCACGCACCAGTTCTCTCATACGTGCCTTGTGGTACTCAGCATCTTCACGGCGTTTTTGAAGTTCAAGCTCGTGCTTTTTGCTCTGATAGCGCCAGTTCATCAGGAATGTGATCACAGTAAATAAAATGCCAAGCGCTAGCGCCATGTTGTTAAGTGACAATAAACCGCCGACACCAGTGCCGATACTTGCAGTGTAGCTTGCTGCTGCTGTTGATCTATCCATTATTAACTTCGCTGGCCCATTGTTTAATTCGTTTAATGTTTTCATCGCATTTGTCTATGACATACTCTAAATACTGCGCATACGCTAACAACGTCGCATTACCTGCTATTTGTTTGCGGTCAACGCTACAGTTTGATAGATATTCTTCCGGTGGCGCTAGGTACACGTACTCTGTCTGCGCCACCGTCCTTGTCACACTCACTGGCTCTTGCGTACTTGAGCAAGCGAACAGCATCACAAGGAACGCTATCATTAGCCCATGTTTTAATTGCTTCATCGCTCGACTCTCGTAGTTTGTTAATTTCAGTTTGAGTTTTGTGCAAGCTGCTAGTTAAAGAGCTTACTTCCAACTGATAAGCATTATTTAAGCGCGATAATGTATTGCGCTCGCTTATCAACTTGGCATTTTGTTTTTCGGTAAGTTTAACGCTTTGAGTTAAAAACTCGGCTTGCATCGTGAGATTGTCTATCTCTAGGCTTTTTGTTGTTATTTTTTTGTTTGCTTCTTTTAATTCGCTTTCAATAATAACAATCTGATATGTTGCGTAAGCGAGTGCCGCCAATAGAGCGACGATAGTCACCCTTTCAATGCTGCTGAACAGTTTTAACATTAGTGACTCCATCCAGGCACATTGCGCGCTCTTTTTCTCTGCGAGTGATTAAGCCTGGTAACTTTTGACCTTTGGCATAAATCCAGCGCGCCAACTCATTACAAGCGCCAATGTGCTGCTTCGGAAATTGCCAGGACCAACATTGTAATGAAATGACAAGTAAGCGATGTGCTCCCCTTGGCTCAGATTTACGTTTATCACGCTCATTAACTGCGAGTTGTGCTTAGCTAAGTCACCTGCGAGTAAATTTAAACACTCGTCCTCTGTGTACTCTTTGCCAACTACTGCTGTTTGTGTGTGTCCGTAACAAGTGGTTGCAATGCCAACAGGATCAACATAGCCGGTTAACTCTTGGCCCTCAAATGTCGCAACTGTTACACCAGCTGCCGCAAGAACCGCAGTTAAACCCAGCGCTGTTAGTTTGCTAGCTTTCATAACTCAACCTTTCGCCCACAAAAAAGCCCGACCATAAGATCGGGCAAAGCAAGTAGCATAGAGCAAAAAAAATCCGCTCAGTCGTAAAACTAAGCGGATTTCTTCAACATAGAAAATACTATATCAGGATTGGGGGGTTTGCAAGCTGTGGTTGATTTTTAATTATTGTCACAATAGTTTTTCAAAAAAATACTGAAACCTTCTGGTTGGCACATTTTTTTTAGATCCTCGCACTCCTTAGGAGATAGCTTTAATCGGTTATTTACAGACCAAAAAGTAGCAATTAAGAAGCTAAATGATACAGCCAGCAACCCAAGCAAAGCTCCCTTTAGAGAAAACAAAATGTCGAAAAAAGCTCTTATTGATAAAGTTATTTCAGCGCCAGGAACAAGCGGCAAAAAGCTTAGAGGATAGATTACACCTATGAAAAATAACAAAAGCACAATTACCAATGATCGACTTATTAGTTGATGCGCAGTGTTAGAGCCCTCTAATTCGTTAAGAACCTTTCTGTTTATGCTAACTTGATGTTTTGAATCTATAATAAGTTGCTTTCTAGATGATTGTTCGCGGTTATTATTTATTGGGTCATGCGCCATGGATTTAAGGATTAGTTATAGGTTTAATAGAGTTCATCAAGTCTATATTTGCCAATACGCTACTCCCAAATGCTCGCTCCAAACTTTCCCGATGTGATTTTTTCCAATCTTCTTCTTCCTGCTTTTTCTTTTTTTCTAACTGATATTTTTCAGCTCTTTGAATTGCATATTTTATATACTCAATCGCATCACTTTTAGATGCATATAAAGGTTGATCAATCAATTCATAGTAAAACTCTGGAGACTTATCTAGCTCTTCATCCTTTATTGAGTTGTATAAAATATCGCTAAGATCTTTTAACTCTTTGTTGTTTAGTTGCTCAAAATCAACCCTATCAAAATGAGCCTTTAAATATTCAGACTTACTTATCATTGTCGATATTTTATCTCTTAATCGTGAAAACTCAGATTGGTCAGCTATGATTTTGGTAATCAAGAAAGCTGAAAATATACCAACAACCGCTCCACACGTTTGACTCATGGTGCTAAAAAAGACATTCCAGTCCATTTACAATTTATCCTTAATATTTCGGCGGAACATGCGAACAGAACGGCTTACCACTCCTTCCAAAGTGAACTCGTCACCATCTTTAAGTTTGTAAGGTTCGTATTCGTCACTCGCAGACAATAATTGATTGTTTTTAAGGTCAGCAATTTTACAAACAAACTGACCGTTTAATACTGCCACGATTACATCGCCTGGCTTTACGTCTAAGCTCCTATCAATCAAAAGCACATCACCATCAAATATACCAACGCCCTCCATTGAGCGCCCGCTAGCAACGCCATAAAACGTAGCGTCTTTATTCTTTTCAAGCAAACCGGTTAATCCATCTGGCAACTGTGTGTAATCTTTGGCTTTGCTAACATTGCTTTCCATCATTATAGCAACTCACCTCCATAAACTTTTTGAGCGCCTTTACTTAATCCGTATTAAGAAAACTTAAACCTCATTTGTTCCTATTTAAAAGTATAAGGTGACGTTAAGCAATATAAAAAGGAACATTTAGTCGATAAACAGGACAAATCGTTATAATCCCCCCTCAAATGTTCCGTTTAAAGCGAACATCAATTAAATATCAATAACTTACATTTTCAATTGTTCCGCCATTTGTTCCGCATTGTTCCGCTAAAACTTTGCTTTAGACAATAAAAAACGCCCTTAATTAGATTAAGAGCGTTATTTTGTTCCGGTGTTGTTCCGTTATGTTCTTTAATGTTCCGTTAGGTACTTGTCTATGAGTATTGGATACTTAATCATTATCGCTGTTAGTATCTTGTTTGGCTTTATTAGCATGGGTTTTCCCTCTATATAAATTATTGTAAGAGTCTACTAGGTCGGTTATTTTTGCTCTTAACAATTCTGCGTCCTTTCTACCCTCAATAAGCGAAGTCATTAAGTAGCAATTAACCTCTGTAAAAGCTCCCTTGCGTATATCTTCTCTTGAGCCCATATAAGACTCGCAAAACCTATCAAAAACGGCTGTAATCTCATTTAAAGCGCTTTCTGCGTTATGTTTCTTTAGTATTTCAATGATGCCGTACTCATCGACAGGCTTTTGGCTTTGTTCTGTCTGCTCTGCCACAAACTCATCAAAGCTTTTAAAGCCTTCGTCAAGCTCCCAACTCGCATACCCGTTTGCATTAACAACCTTTTTAAATAGCAGCTCTACATCGTATAACTCACAGCGCTTAGCCTCACGGCCTAGCATACCAATTGGCTCTAGCTTTTTTGGGTCTTGCCAAACCACCTTATAAACGTCTCCCATCCAATCTCTAGGGTGCGGTAATTCTTCTTTTATTTTTTCTATTTGCTCTTTGCTAGGCTTTTTCATGCTATCGGCCTCCCATAATATTGCCGTTCTTTGTAGTAGCATCGCCCTGGACACTTCCACACATCACATTGCCGTTTTTAGTTTCTACATCGCCGCTTACATCGCCGCACGTAATATTTCCATTCTTAGTGGTTGCTGCGCCGGCCGTTCCGTTTACTGTTATATCAGCATCTTCGGTCATTATATTTTCAACATTACCTTCAATGACAATGTTTACTGTTTTTTCTTCAATGGTGTCTAAATCCTCTATATCCACACCACCAATAGTAATTTTGTTATTGCTTATACACACACTGCCACGGCCTGAGTGTGTAATTGTTTTGCCGTTTATTGTTATCTTGTTCATGCTTATCTCGCTCTTGCTTTAAATATACTTATCTGTGTGCGTTGTTTATATCCATGCTTTCTACAACCCACGTATCAATGCCAAATATACTGCGCTTAACAAACGTTACAGTGCTTTGCTCTAAGTAAGTGGTTTTGCCCTTATCGCTTGCCGTTGGCTCAAGCACGTTATGAAGCATTATTTGAATGCTGTTATATCTAAACGTTTCGGGGTCTGGTAGTCGTGTGGTTGCGTTTGCAAGTTCGGCGGCTGTTATCATGCTACGTCACCCATTTTTACGTGTATATTTTTGAATATATCGCGCTCCCACTCAGCTATTAAGCGCAATAGTTCCTTTGTTACTTCATCGTGTGCGCTGGTATAGCTTTTATGTCCGATACCGATAATTTTACATCGACTGCGGTTTGATATTGGCTTGCGTCCTCGTCCGTGACACTTAACGCATGTATCAGCTTCTAGGTTAGTGGCCTTTTGCCCCGGTGCTAAACCACTACCATCACATTCACCACACACCGGCTGAACAAACTCATGTACTGCTGCCATCACCAAGCCGTTTAATGTATCTGGCTTTATTTTGTATTGGCGTATTTTTACAAACAGCGTTGCGTGCATAGTTAGCGAGCGTACAACACGATTAAGCCTTGTCTCCTCACCCACATAGCGAAAGTAAGCCCAATTGGTTTGGCACTGCGGTAAACCTGCCAAAGCATGTGCCGCCGTCCGCCAATCAATAACGTCTTGCCCACTGCCACCAAACGTACCAGTGAGATTTAGCGTTTTAGTTGTAAGCTTTGCAAGTAGCTTTATTGGTTGCATATTATCTCACTCCCATGCGTCTAAAGATAGCGGTAACTTCGCTGTGTGCGGCAAAATCAGCGGGCTTAGCAATCAAACCTTCTAGTGCTAAACACGGCCAAGATAAATCAAATGTTTTAATCAAACCCTGCTTTATCATCCAGCCATAAATATGCTGCTCTTGCGTCATTTTTAGTTTTACCGGCTTATCATCCATACAGCGCCACCAATGCGGCATCGCGCTTATCTTCGTTGCTTCTACCCTTCCAGCCTGTGATCTGGTTAAAGTATTTGTCGCTGCTTTTTGCCATGCGCTTAACTGGGCCCTTGAGCGGTGTAACTAACTTCACTTTATAACCCTGACTCTCTAGCACTTGCTGTATTAGCGAGCCTGTCGCTTTACACTTGCCTACGTCCTGGCAAATTTTCTCACGTACAGCGCGTTTGTTTTTAACCTTGGCGCCAAAAAGTGGCTTTATCGCGCTTGGGTTTTCAAGCTTTATCAATACTTCTTCTTTTGGACCCGCCGCCGCTATGTACTCGAACATATCGACAAAGCTTAGCGACTCAAGATGAATGATTGTTTTGCCATGGATAACAGCAACACCGCTTTTAACAAAATCTGGATCAATACCAATCGTTATGTTCATTTAGCCACCTGTATTAATTCTTGCTCGAGTAAAAGCTTTTGCGTTCTAACCATGCCCTCGTAAGCGTAAACAAGTAACTCGTTTGCACTTCCCATGCGCACACGCCTATCAATTACATCGTGACACGCTGAACATGCGTAAGTTGCGTGAATATCATCACACTTCTGGCCCATACCTGAACCCTTGCCAACATGAGCAAGTACAACTGTTTCGGGGTTGCGGTTGCATACGCCAGGTATACGCACTTGGCATTGCTGGCCGCGTGCGCTATTTCTTATTTTTTTACTAATGAGCGACATTGTTTGACTCCCCATACATAGCCAAGTGATAAAGATCGTCCGGCTGTGGTAGCAAAAGCTCTAAATACTCAGCGCAGTATTGCTCTAACCAATTTAGATACTCGCAAAACTCTTTTGTGTTTAGCTTGCGGGTCCGCTTGCGCACGATTATTGGTTCCTCGTTGCCAGCTTGAATAACCTTCACCCCAAACTTTCTACGCACAAATACTTCGTGTACGTCCTCTGAACTATTTTCTTGTCCGTAGTGCTCGCGAAAATAATCAGCAATTATCTGGTTCCACAGCCAAAGCAAACGGTTTTGAGCTAAAGAGCGCTTAGCTTTGTGCTCTTTAAACTCAATGACAACGTTTTTGCCTTGCTTTAAAAGCGCCCTTACCGCTTGCCCAATTTGGGGCATGAAGTATTGGGCGTTAGTAGTGGTTACTACTTTCTTTGCCATTACGCGGCCTTATCTGCTTTTTTAGCTGGCTCGGCCTTTGCGTCTTGAGCCGCTACCGCTTCTTTTTGTGCTTGCACTAAAATGTGAGCCCCGATTGATATAAGCGCGTCACGTACCTGGCGGTCTAAGCAATTTTTCTCAGCTAATACAGCGGCGGACTTAGTTAAGTTGGCAAATGCTGCGTCATGGTTTACCGCTGCGCCGTCCTGAATTGCCTTTGATGCCTGCGCCTTTGAATTTGAGATAAAGCCATCACAAAAAACTTCGCCGGCTGGTGATAACTGAGTAAGTGTGCTTTTTTTGGTAGTCATAATTAGCTCCTAAGCTGTTTTTCTTGCGTTTTGATATGTTTTTTCTAGCTGCTCGTTAAGCGAGTAACCTTGATTTGCCGGCACCTTCTTTGATGTAAAGTTGCCAGGGCTTGCTTTAACGTCTTGCATACGATTAGCCGCTTGCCTGTTTTGGCTATGCGCCTTATTACGGTTTGCATGTTTGTTTTTAGCGGCCTCTTTTTGGTCCTTGATATACTGCGGTACGCTATCAATGCCATGCTCTTTGGCCGCTCTTGCCATTGCGCGGTTAGCCTCTGCTGTTGCAAAGCCCATTTGCTTGGGTGTCGGCGTTTTAATCCCTTTCAGCGCTGCGGCTTTTGCTGCTTTTGCTGCGACTAACGCGTTTTGGTAATCACTCCCTAAAATTTCTTTTAGTGCGCGAATAAACTCTTTTTGATCTTGCTCGTATGATTTAGCCATGGCTTAACCTACGTATTTCAAGTAAGCCGGCGGCTCGTTAAACTCGATTTTGAGCGGTATAGGTTCTAGCTCGCCCTTGCCGTATTTATCAGCAAGATTTGTGTAGCGGTCTTTTGCCATTTTTTGCCATGCGTTATCCGCCAGTGTTGCGCGTGCTGCGGCTATTTGCTGATTAAGCCAATAAACCAAAGGCTCTGACCATTCTTTATCTTTGCCGTAGTTTTTAATGCGCTGCTCGTTAATTTCTTGCATACAGCGTTCAAGCGTTGGCATACCGCGGGCCTGCAGGCATAAAATTTTGAACTCAATTGGATTAGGCGCGTGTCGTTCGGAGGCTGATCGTATACGCGCTGCTTCAAGTGCCATGCGAACATGCTTTGCAATAATCCCCATTCCGTAAAGCTGACTTGCATACTCGTTGGCAAATAACGTTAAGTTTCCGCGCCAATTGAAATCGCTGTTTGGGTAGTAAGCTTTAAGCGCTGGCAATACTTCGCCGCCAATGATTTTTACAAGCACGCTATTGGCTTGTGGCTTGCTGTCATTGCTGAGTGTTGATAATTGATTATTCATTACAACACCTCGTCATCGTGCGGGGTTGGAATATGCGCAAGTGAGTCTTGCAAGTAAGCAAGCTGATCGCCTACGTTGTTTGATTGGCGTTGCGCCATACCTGAATACTGGCTCTGGTTTGCGTTAGCTATCCAAGAATATTTAAAGCCCTGCCAGTTTCTCGTTATGCACTCAGATAAACATTCATCAACGCTCAGGCCATTTTGATAAGCGATTTGAAATTGCTTGCCGAAGTTGTTGATCACGGTTTGACTAATGCTCGCTTTTTTTGCTTTACGCATAGCGACCCAATCATCAAATATTTGTTGGTTTGGCAATGCAGGCCATGTAGAAAAATCTAAAGTCTCAAGCAAACTTTTTTTGTTTATTTTTTTTAAATTATCTTTTGTATTAGTTTCTTTTCTTATGTGACAGTCATTTTCGACTAGTTTTTTAGTCGTTTTTGACGAGTTAGCTAGTCGTTTTTGACTAGTTTTAGGGGTATTTTTAACTAGTCGTTTTTGACTAGTTTTTAGTTGCTTTTGACTAGTTTCTATTTCCTGCCACTCACTAACTACAGGATTAATCCCAGTGTTTTTGCCATCACGAAATAACACTTTTTTAGCAATTAAACCTTTAATTATTTTCCCGATATTTGTGCTGTCAATTCCGGTCAAGTTGCTAATTTGCGTATTCGTCATCCAGTCATTTTTTTTCTGCCAGCGGTACGTTTTACTGATCACAGCAAATACAATTTGATACTCGCGTGCGCTTAGCTTTACCGGTGGATTTGCAAGCGTGTCAGTTAGCTTTTGGGCTAGTCTGTCATAACCTTGCTCAATATCTGCTTTCACATAACCACCTGTGTCATGTTGATTAATTTCGCCCCCTCGTTTATCAGGGAACTTGTAAACTTCTGCTAAATTGTTCATAATTATCTCGCTAAATTGAAACCCGCTATCGTGCCGCCAAAGCTGATGCGGGTTTTGTTTTACCTGCGAGTTGCGTAGTTTCTGCTATGCAACTCGCGCATTTCTGCGCAACCAATACATAAATTGGTCTTAATAGCCTTTCTACGGGCCTCTTGAATTTCATTGCCGCACTCAATGCAATCGTCTGTAGGCTCAACATCTTGTTGCTTTAAGTTTGCTATTAAGCGCGATTCGGTATGCTCTATTTCTAATTGTGCTGCGTCTGCGTGATCTGCCATTGCTAAGCAACCTTTAAATTTGTTTTTTTAGGGCTGTTTGGTGGGGTTGTGGATGGTCCAGGACGAACCATTTGCTCAAGCTCTGCTGTTACGTGCAAAATAGACACAATCGCCTCAAGCGCTTTGCTCTGTATATCGTTAAATTCCGACTCTTCAATAATGCCGTCCTCTCTAGCCAGTCGAATCGACTTGCAATAATCGCCGCTAGCTTCGCCAACTTTTAAAATCTGATCGGCAAGCTCTTCTTCAGAAAGTCCAACATCAGGCAAGTCAATAATTGTTTTGCCAAGGCTGTAAGCCCACGCATTTAAAACTCGGTGATCATTTGTTACATCGCCAATCGCAACCGCCTGCTGCAAATTAAGGTGGTGCGAGTCGCAGTTGTCGTTTAGCTTGTTGATTAGTATTTTTTCACCAACGCCAATCTTGCGAGCAATATCAGATATATTGTGATCGCTTACATAACTAGCTGCCGCCGCCATTGGGCAGCGGGTACTTGGTGAGCTTTTGCACGTACTATTTTTAGATAAGAACATTTATAGTCTCCTTACGCTGCGGTTTGAGGCTCATCATCTGAGTAAACAGAAAAATCAACTTTAAGCTTGCCGCCGGTAAGCAGCTCAAGTTCGCAAGCTCGACCACGAGGGATAAGCCCTGATTTTACCCAGGGCGTAATGGCCCCCTTGGTTAAAGGTGGATTGAAAGCATTGGCTAGCTTTATATTGCTGCCAAAATGTGCAACTGCGTCTGTGGTTTTCATCTAAACCTCCTTAGTTTTGTGCGGCAAGTATAGTTTTATGAACAATACTAAGTCAAGGTAAATGAACCACAAAAGCAGTATTATGTTTAGTTATCTATACCAAGGGATATAACTAATGGCATTTGAAGATAGACTTGAACAGCAAATGAAAGCCGTAGGCGTAAAAGGGATAGATATTGTTAATCAGCTGAAAGTATCTAAAGGTAGTGTAAGCCAGTGGCGGAATGGGGTAACAAAGCCTGGCGGCGAAAACGCCATAAGGCTCGCTAAATTCTTGCGTTGTAATTTAACATGGCTAATCGAAGGCAAGGGTACGCCGGAAAAAAACATTGAATTAGAGCTGGGTCCTGATTTAAGAGGAAAGGCCCCTTTAATTTCATGGGTGCAAGCAGGCAAATGGAAAGAGATAGATATGGAAAGCTTACGCCAAAGTGACACCGTATTTTACCAACACACGGCAAATGTGAGCGATGACTCGTTTGCGCTTCGCGTCAAAGGCGACAGCATGACAAGCTTTAGCGGAGGGAAGTCTATACCAGAGGGTTCAGTTATTATCGTTGACCCCAACGTGCCAGCAGAGCATGGCAAGGTTGTTGTTGCGCGGCTAGAAGATAGCGATGAGGCAACATTAAAGCAGCTGGTTATTGATGGCGGAGCTAAATACTTAAAGCCTTTTAATAACAGCTATCCAACACTGCCGATAAATGGAAACTGCACGATTATTGGCGTGGTTAAACAGCTGATTCAAGATTTTTAACTTTAACTTACAAAAGGCTGTTAGTAATGAGTCAAAAAATGAGAAATATAGGGGTCGCGTTCGCTATTTCATCCTTCATAGCAATAGTTTGTGTGCAAACCTATTTAACACCAAAAAACGCAGATGAGTGCATCCTAAGCAATATTGAAAATGCCAATTCAGATATGGCAGCTAAGGCCGTTGTTCACTCTTGCAATAATTTATACAGCAAATAACAAAAGCAGAGGTGTAGAGTGAATAAAAACATACTGCCAGTTCTTATAATCTTGGTTATCACTGGTTGCGCTTCATCCAAAGCGATAGGCACAATTAAAGAAACCAGTGAAAGAAATGTAGGGAATTGTGATTATATAACCAATGTTAGCGGCACCTCTGGCTGGGGCGGCCTTGCCGCTTCGTCTGGGATTGAGAACGCTAAAGAGCAAGCAAAACAACAAGCCATTGATTCTGGTGCTACACATATTGTATGGCAATCAATTAACGGCGGTTATTCGCCTAGTGTTTCTGCAAACGCTTACAACTGCAAAAATAAAAACAACCACTAAAACCCGCCTCAAACCCCATATAAAAGTAGATAGCGCCCGATAAAGGCGCTTTTTTATGAGTGTTAAGTTTAGATTTATGAACTTTTTGTTTGACAACTAGGTATAGTTATATAAACTTACCTCAAAGTTTAGAAAAACGAACCTTGAGGCAAACATGAATAACAACTCTCAAACATTCCCCGCTTTATCGCTTGATGCGAAAACGCTCATTGCAGCCTTGGCCGTTGAGTCATTTAATTTTCGCCCTAGCGTGCATGTAAATATTGTTACTACAGCAACCGATCCGTCAATTTGCGTATTTATTTACGTCAATGGCAAGTGTGAAAAATCAATCACGATTTTTTTAACCGATGTCGATGCAGTTGATCAGCTTGAAGCGGCATACAACACAGTGCGCAGCTTTAAAAAACAAGACACATCAACAGCCCCACTCATTCAGTTAGCGAGCTAAAAGCGAGCGCAAATAATCAATCGGAGTGAAATTATGAATAGAATTTTAAAACTACAAGAAGTTGTGGAATTGGTAGGGGTAAGCGTTTCATCAATAAATAGATTGGAACGAGAAGGTAAGTTTCCCGCAAGAAGAAAGATCGCAGAAAAGGCTATGGGCTGGCTTGCTAGTGATATTGAAGAATGGATGCAAAATCTCCCCAAGGTAACTTATAACAAGCAAGGGCTTCAAGATGATCGATAAAAAAACAGCAGAAATTCAACGCTTATTAGCTGACCCATTTGAAGCGCACGATATTGAATGGCGCGTTCAACAAAGCGGCGTATCTAGCAAGAGCGACCCATGGGTAATGGTTATTCCTTACATCACTAACCGCGCTATTCAACAGCGTTTAGACGATGTAGTCGGCATTGATGGATGGAAAAACGAATTTAAAGAAGCCGCCAGCGGCAAAGGTTACTTGTGTGGATTAAGCATTCGCTTTGGCGATAACTGGATCACGAAATGGGATGGTTCAGAGTATTCGCAAATTGAAGCATTAAAAGGTGCTTTATCTGGCGCTATGAAGCGTACAGCGGTTCAATTTGGCATTGGTCGCTACCTTTACTCACTTGATACCGAATTTGCAACATGCGTACCGGTTGAAAACCGATTCAAAGCGAACGGTGAGTTTATCAATATACCGCTTAGTAAGAGCAATAAAAACGGCCCTAAGATGAGCGCTGAATGGTTCCCGCCCACTTTACCCGATTGGGCTTTACCTTCTGCCAAGTTTGATAAGTACCTAGATGCTATCGAGCAAGCAACCAGCCTGTTAACACTGCGCGAGCACTACGAACAGGCGTTTAAATTCGCTCTAGCCGTTAACCGCATTGATATACGCGATAAAGCGATTGAAATAAAAGATCGCAAAAAAGCAGAGCTTGAAGCTAAAGAGCAAGAAAGCAGCTTGAACGCTAATAAAAAGTTTCACGCCTGGCTAAATACGGCCATTAAAGACCGCATCACTACAGCGGAAAACGAATCAGTTTTAACAATGAACCACAAACACTTATTGCAAGAGCTTAAAGGTCATTGTCGAGCAAACAAGGTAGATAGCAGTAGCTTTGTGGCTCAAGTCAACCAAGCGCATACAGAGGCGCTAAACAACCTAAGAAACGGAGTATAACCATGACTACTAATCAAAACACAGCAACAAACTTGGTAGAAGTTGTTTACCAGGAAGATTTAACCAAGAAAGGACTTGCTGATTTACGCAAGCAATACCCTAAGTCGTTTTCACTTGATATGTCTGACGATGACGAATTTAAGCAAGGCCGTAAAATACGCACTGAGCGCAACAAGCTGGTTAAATCAATTAACGATCGCCGCATTGGATTTACTAACGAGCTTAAAGCCTACGGTGATGAATTAATATCTAAAATTGATGTGATTTACGATCCAATCATTAACGCTTTTGAGCTTGAAGATAAACGCCGCAAAGAAGAAGCCGCACGCATAGCTAAAGAGCGTGAAGCATTCTTAAACAAGCAGCGCCAAGAAATAGCGCAAATGCACGACTTTACTGCGCAATGTAAAAATCAAAGCTCACAATTCATTGCTGACACAATCGAAGCTGTAGACCTGGTAGATACTGAATCGTTCGACAAAGAGCTTATTCACGAAGCTATCGACACTAAGAAAAATATCCTTGAAGCGCTTAACAATATGTATCAAGCGGCTAAAGCGGCCGAAGCAGTTGAAGCAGAGCGCGAGCAATTACGCATTCAGCAAGAAGCAATTGCACAACAAGAGCGATTACAAAAGCAAGCGCAAGAGATTGGCGAACGCATTAACAACCTCCGCAATGATCCAATGAATTACTTTGATAAGTCTAGCGCAGCGGTAGCCGAGCGCATTGAGAAGTTAGAGCAGTTTACGCCTACCGCAGATAAGTTCGGTGATCGCTTAGATGAAGTTATCCAAGTGTTAGCTCAAGTTATCCAGCAGCTAAAAATGATGCACCAACAAAAACTACAGCTTGAGTCTGTAGCCGTTACTACAGATCCAGAGCCGCAAGTTCAAGTAAGCCAAGAGCCGGTTGAGCAGCAAGAGCGTGACGCATTAGCAGAAGCCAACAAGCCGGTAAAAGATGAAGTCGAGCCTTTACTTGGTAATAACTTTAAATCGCCAGTGTTTGAAAGCACTAGCGCGCCAACAGGTTACACGCCGCTGGATCTATGGCCGAGCAGTCAGGACCGCGCAGACAATGAAGAGCTAGACCGTATTTGTGACCAGCTAGACGCAGCTGAATGTCATATCGAAGATCAGGACGTTCTTATAAAAGATTTAGAGCAACGCCTAAATAAAGTGCTAGCAGCATAAGTTTCCAACTCCAACCGAGTGAGCGCCTACGGGCGCAAGCTCTTTACAGAGGTTCACATGACAAATTTACGAGTACCGCAGCTAAGAATGGTTGAACACTTACGCTGTGATGATCTTTGCTTCGGTTTGGCGGTGGTTAAGGCCGCAAAGTTTAGAGGCGAGGAAGGCTGGACGTTACCGGGGTGTAAGTTTACTCGCAACCGTATTGAAGCGTTCAACGTTTGCAAAAAAATGCACGCAATTATCGAAACAAATGGCGGATTACCAAAGCCACCAAAGCGCAATCAGGCAGCATAAAGGACAGAAAAATGACAGATAAAAAAGAAAATACATTCGAGCCAACAATCGACCCAAGCAGCACTACAGTTCAGGAAATGTTTGGCCGCATTCTAAATGAAAAAATCCAAGCTGGCGCGCTTGAAATAGCAATTAGCAAAAAGGTCGATTCGCTTATCGAAGATACTGCAGACAATGTTTTTCGTAGCTACAGCGATTTAGGTAAGGCACTGAAAGAAAAAATGACCAAGGCAATTATGCCGCAAATTGAAAGTTTAGACGACTTGCCAACTTATCACGACTTTGTTTTAAACCGCCTGAAAGTGGCGGCTCAAGGCTTTTACGACTCACGCTTAACCGAAGTGCTTGATAAAGAGTTTGCAGAGTTGCTAGCCGAAGTGCCAGAAAAAATAACGCTTTCTTACATTGTTAACTCACTACTTAAAGAAGCACAAGAAGGTGATGAATCCGAGGGTGATATAACACTGATCATAAACGATAACGGCTATTCCTGGAACAAGCCAGGCGATTCACTATCTGTCTACATAGACAAAGAAGCTGACCAAGACAAGCATAGCTGTGACTTTAGTCTGCACCTAAGCAAAGACAAGGAAACGGGTAAATACGACATTTTAAGCATTCGCGTAGATGGTAAAAAGCCTGGAGAGGCTTTGGCTATGGGCCGCTTATATAGCATGGAAAAAATACTTTTCAATGTGTACGCAATGAAAGGTCAGATAGAGCTAGACCAAGGGCTTGATGCTGACGACTACGAAACAAGCTGGGATCACTACTAAACATGCACGATTACATGGCAATCAAAGGTAACAGCTCAAGCGCTATTGCAAAGCAGCAGCGCCGAGACTTTTTAAAGATGGTAGCGGTTAACAGCGTTCGCGTTCTAGTGGTTGCCATCATCGTTTTATTAACAACTAAGTAAGGTAGAAAAATGTCACAAAACAAAACTGATGTAGATGCGTTCTTTTCTGAGCTTGAAGCTGGCGCTTTTAAAGCAAAGCTACAACACATGCTTAGCGAGGTAGCTTTAGGCCAAGTTATTCATGGCGGCAAAAATCGCAAAGGCAAAGTGAATATTGAGCTTTCACTACAACAAGTTGGCGAGAACAACCAAGTAATCGTTTCTAGCAAAGTATCTTTTACGGCGCTAACTAAGCGCGGTGCCAAAGCTGAAACGGCAACGAATGAAACACCATTTTACGTTGGTAAAGGAGGCGTACTTACTATTGAGCAGCCTAAAGAAGAATACACAGGCCAGTTTAACTTAGTTTCTAACTAACTGGCCCTTTAACTAACTTTTAAAACTAACCATAAGGTAAATAAAATAATGGAAAAATCAGCAATCCAACAAATCCAAGAGTCGGCAAATATTCCTGCTTTGGTTGAGCAATTAAAGGGAACTAAAACCCCTGTCGCAGCTATTCCAAGCAGCTTTGATCTTAAAAATTTAGAAAGCTACATGCCTTTCAGGTCAGCTTACCGCCTTTCGTTTAAAACACTCTTGCCAACTGATTTCTTTGATTACGCGCAGGAATACGACAATGAAAATGCAAAATGCTTTATCGACCAAGAAGGCATGAGCGCAGAGCTAGTTTTTGATCTAGGTGATAACGATGGTCCAGGCCACCAAAACCACAAAGCACATTTAAGCCTAAAAAGAACCGAAGCATATCGCGCTTTACTTGGCGTGGCCGGTGCAAAGCTTAGTCAAAAAGATGCAAGCGAGTTTATTGAAGATTGGGCGGATCACATGGTTGTTTCTAGCTCAGAAGGTGTGGATATGTCACCGGCACAAGCAAGTAAAAAAATGCGTGATTTAACAATCGAAGCAGCAAGAAGTGTTAACTCAAAAGTTGATGATTTTGGCTACCAAGCAAGTGCGCTGGACAGCGTAGAAGCTAAAAACAGCGATGCTCTACCAAGCTTTATTTACTTTACCTGTGTTCCATATCAAGGGCTAAAAGAAACAACCTTCCAATTGAGGTTGTCGATTATCACTAGCGAGGATAAACCAAAAATATCTTTAAGAGCTATCAAGCTCGAATCTAAAAAAGAAGAAATGGCGAATGAATTTAAAGATTTAATCGTCAATGGGTTTAAAGAAAATCAGCTTAAAACGTTCATTGGAACAATATAAGCCTTATTTTAACTGGCCCTGAGATAAGGGCCAATTTATACGGAGTTGTGACTATGGCACGCGGAGTAAACAAAGTAATTTTAGTAGGCAATTTAGGCGAAGATCCTGATGTGCGCTACATGCCTAACGGCAATCCAGTAGCAAAAATTAGCCTTGCGACTAGCGAAAGCTACAAAGATAAAAACACAGGCCAAATGGTAGAAAAAACCGAATGGCACCGCGTTATTTTCTTCGGGAAATTAGCAGAAATTGTTGGTGAATACTGCCGCAAAGGCTCACAAATTTACGTTGAGGGTAAACTGCAAACTCGCAAGTGGACCGACCAACAAGGCCAAGAAAAATACACCACAGAGATTGTTGTTGATGGCTTTACAGGCCAAATGCAAATGCTTGGGCAAAGACAGCAAGGCCAAGCTAACAACACGCAAGGTGCGCAGCAGCAAGGTGGTTACGGTCAAAACAACCAAGGCCAGCAAAATAACCAGGGTAATAATTCTTACGGCAATAGTAATAATAATTACCAGGGCAATAACCAAGGCCAAAACAGCCAGCAACAAGGTGGTTTTGCTCCAAAGCAGAAGCAAGGCGTTAGTAATAGTCAATACATGAGCGGTGGCGCATCTAACCCTATGGAGCCAGGTGATGACTTTGAAATGGACGATATTCCGTTCTAGGAAACGTATAACTTAAAAGGTGAAATCATGAGCGACACTAAAATTTGCATTGAAAGCTACTCAAGGCTTAAAAATCTAAAGCTGGTTGGCGAGGAAACTGGCATAGCTTGGCAGCAAGTATACCGAATACTTAAACGAGCTAACGTTCCTGTATGTGGCGATAAGGCGCGCTATGGCTCTGTTACTGACAGGCTAGCTGTTCACGCAGAACAAATGTTTAAAAAGGCGGTTCCTTTTGCTGTGGATAATAACGATGAGCAGTGGCAGTCAACCGTTGATTTTAGTGTCGGTAATGAAACCATCGATATAAAGGCGTCAATAATTCAGGGCGCTTACAGAAATAGCAAAGGTAAAAGCCACTCAGCTAGGTGGGCTTATTGTATCAGTAAGCAAAAAGACGTAGCTGATCACTTTGTATTGTACGCATTAGAAAAAGACAAAAGTGTAAGGCATGTATTTCTTATACCAAAAGAAATAGCAACAAATTCATCGTCAATTTCTATCCCTGAAAGCCTTAAAAGCAAATGGGCAGATTACGAAGTTAAAGAAAGTGAGCTTTTTGACTTCTTTAGCCTAATGAAGAAAGCGAGTTAATCATGTTTGAACAATTTAACGGCAAAAAATTTAACCTTATTTACTCAGATCCAGCTTGGCAGTTTAGCAACAAAAAAACTGGCGGCAGCATGAAAAGCGGCGCAGCACACCACTACAAGTCAACCATGAGCGTAGACGAGATAAAAGCTATGCCTATTGATGATATTGCAGCGGACGATTGCATATTGGTTATGTGGTACGTGGGCTCAATGCCGCAAGAAGCCCTGGACGTTGTGAAAGCATGGGGTTTTACTCTTAAAAATATGAATGGTTTTGTTTGGAACAAGCTAACCATAAACAATAACCCGCTGTTCGGCATGGGATTTTGGACCCGCGCCGGTAGCGAGTCGGCCATTATCGCAGTCAAGGGTAAACCGAAAGTAGCAAGCCGCTCAGTGCGCGCAGTAGGTAACTATGACACCGAAAGCCTAGACGAAATACTAGGCCGAGGCGTGTTTTCTGGCGCCTACCCTATCGGCCAACACAGCGAAAAGCCAAATGAGTTTAGAGAGGCGTGTGTTGAATTGGCCGGTGATGTGCCACGCATCGAGCTATTTTCTCGTAAGCGAGTTAAAGGCTGGTCGGTTTGGGGCAATGAAGTAGGCAAGCTTAATAAAAAGGCAAAAGCAGCCTAATGAAACCACGCACTAAACGCAGAGCGCATACCTGGTATGCGCTAAATCAAGAGTCAGGAGCAATTAATATGAGCGGCAAAATTGTTTACCAGTGCGCTGTAAATGGTGTTGTTGGTAAGGCGGGAAAAGCAATAGCACTTTGCGGAAAGCATAAGTTAAAAGGCGGTTGTGGCGCACATGGCAATACCAAGTGTGAACATAAAGTTAGGGTTGCAATAAAAGGTGACACCCAATGAAAACCATACCAATGATATTTAATCAGCAAATGGTTAAGGCGCTAATGGACGGGCGTAAAACTACGACCCGCAGGCCAATTAAAGGAAGTCCAGGGTTAGATGATTCTGGCAACTTTATTGTAGGCGATTTTAATTATGGAAAAGACATTAACGGCAACCCTCAAACTAAAATTTTTACACACTTCAAGGGGCCATGCAGAGCAGGTGATCTTATTTGGGTTCGTGAAACATTTTGCTTGGGCCGTCTTGATGAAGCAGATGCAGAGCATCCAGCAGATAGAACGTTATTTGTTGATCAAGGTTGCGGCGATGAATATTACATACAAAAAGAATGGGCTGTATATAAGGGCGCAGAAGAATTAGACGAAGTTAAATGGAAACCATCTATTCATATGCCTAGAAAGGCAAGCCGATTAACCTTGCGCGTAACTGACGTTCGTTGCGAAAGAGTTAAAGCTATTACCGATGAGCAAGCAATGAATGAAGGCGTTTACCCCGCAAGACCAAGCTCTTTAGTAATGCCCTACTACATCTCATTTATGGATTTATGGGATGAATTGTACGGCAATTGGTGCAAAAACCCATGGGTATGGGTAATTGAGTTTGAAGTTATACACAAGAACGTTGACGAGGTGACAGCATGAACAATGCAAAAATCAAAGCCCTAGCGTTACAGCATGGCTTTAAATTAAAAGAGCAAAAAGGCGGTGAAATGGATTTAAACGAATACGTTTATTCGTTCGCCTGGGCTCTACTTCAAAACGGTAAACCTAATGTGTCGCATAAAGGTTACTTAGCCGACCTATTAAAAGATGCGGCAAGTTGCATACCCGAACGTTGTGCAGGTTACCACGTAGAGATTTACGCAAATGATGTGTGTGCAAATAACCCGCGCCTAAAGTGGCACTTCTACAACGGCGTTAATTTAGACACTTTCGAATGCGAAGTACCCGACACACGCGAAGATCTAAACAAGCGCTTTAACAACGCCAAAGGCTGTATGAAGTCGGCATGTTATAGAGCTATGAACCCTGATTATGCCAAAAAGTTAGCGTAGGTGATTTATGAAAAAAAATTACACAGTCATTTTTGAAAATGGCACCAAAGGGAAATACAAAGGCTTTAGCGCAAGTGGCGCAGCATTTGCCGCATCGCAAGACGGCAAGGTGATAGCTGTAGCCCGCGTAAGTAAGCTTCATAGTGCTGTAAAGTTTTTAGCTGTAACAACGGTAGCTGCCGCAGCAGTTTATCAATTATATAATTTGTAGGTGGTTTATGAGCAATTACAAATGCCGAAAATGCAATGCAAAGCTAAGAGCTAATGAGGCTTACGAATATCGCGGCGCTTTTGCCTGTGAAAAACACTTTGATGAAGTAATTGAAATGCGCGACTTCGAGCGTAACCAAATAATCAAAGAAGAACACAACAAAACCAAAGCATTTAAAGGCCTAGATCTAACTGATAGCACTATAGGAAAAGCAAACAAGGCGCTATTGAAACCACGCATTGAAATCGCAAGCAAAGAAAGCTCGCGTTTGAAAAATTATGAAAGAGGTTGGGCCTTGAGTGAGCTTGCGGTATCAGAGCCTGAACAAATAGAAACAGGAGTTATAGAAGTTCTAGGCGAAGATGAGCAAGGCAGGGAAGGCAGTTCAGAATTTGACATATTCGAGCTAGCAAACGAAGCAGCAAAAAAAATTCAATCACTAATTTCTCAAAATGAAAATTTGGTATTCCTACCGAAAAGTTGAGAAAGAAAGAGACGAATTAAAAATACTTAAATTTAAGCGGTTTAATAAGGAAGAATGCTGGCTATATAGAGGGGATGGCGAGGACTATTTAGATTCATTAGTTTGCCCCGTAGTAATCAGTCCAGAGAGATTAATTACAATCAAGAATATGAGTGCAGAAGGCTTTAAAAATGAGTTAATCAAAGCGTCAGCAGCTATTACTCACCCTCACATTGAAAGTGTCTACGCAGCATGGGAGAAAAATTTATGAGTTTACCAACAAGCAGATACTTAGCAACAAAAGACGTAGCCGCCCTGTTCGGCGTAAGACCAAATACTATTTTGGAATGGGAAAAAGAGGGTAAATTCCCGCCGGCTACAATTGTTGGAAAGCCTAAGCGCTGGGATGCTCAAGTAGTTGATCAGCATTGCGAAGCGCTTAGGGATCAAGCTAACCGCCTTTCAGCATGAGAACCCAACGGTTAATCCACTCCGTTAAGCCTTCGAGCATTGGCGATTTATTGTATATCGCCAATACGCCTTTCATCTTATGCCCTAGCAACTTCTCCGTGAATTGCAAAGGGCATCCCGCATCCGTTAAGTGCGTTGATATAGTCCGCCTAAAGTCGTGCATCCTAAACGGTCCAACACCTTCAATCGCCTCATAACACGACTTAGATATTTGGCTCACGCTTGAGCTGCTAGCAGGATGATCACCGCCACGGTTAGGAAACATATAGCTATACGATGGCGATTGCGATTTTATATATTTTAAGTCCTCAATTAACTCGCTTGGTATTGGCCGAACGATAGAATGCAAAGCGCCCTTTGTATTTTCTCTTTGAGTTGTAAAAAGTTGGTTATCTAAATCAAAATCATCTTTTTTAGCTTTGCATAACTCACTTATACGACAACCAAACACCATGGCACAGCGCAGTATCACTTTGTTTCTATCCGTCATGTTTATTTCATCTAAATTAGCCCAAATTAACTGGCACTCTTTTAGTGTTAAATAATGCTCACGGGAATCATAATCTGTTGCAAAATCACTTGGCCTTAACGCTTCAAATTGCGTGTTGCTAATAAAGCCCTGGCGAATGCAAAACCTAAATACAGATCTGATCTCTATAATGGCATTAAAAGCAAAGCCTTTACCTCTGCCTTTCTCAATAGATACATCACCCATCGACTTAAAAAACGCGGTAAAGTGCGTTTTATCCATTAGTGAAATATATTGATTACTCCACGTATCATTTATACATGACACCATACGGCTCTTTATACCTGCAGGATTATCGCGCTTTTTTAGGCAATAATTTATATACCAATAATCAATGCAATCTCTGATCGTAGGATTTTCTATTACCTCCGACTCAACCGCGTTGACGGCCTCCATATTTCGAGGATCTAAGTTTTGATTTACCAGTGCCATTTGCGCCGCACATTCAGTACGTGCTTGTGCAAGTGTCATTGCTGGATAGGTTCCTAATTTATATCGAACCTGCTTACCATTAATTCGATAGCGTATTTGAAATGAGATCTTACCCTTTGGTGAGATCCTTAACGATAGGTTATCGCCGTCCGTTATTTCAGGCTTACCGGCATACTCTTTACCGTTCAAGCTCTTTAGTTTGGCTGCTGTAATGTTCATTGACTCTCCGACTCTGAGTACCAAATGTGACCAAAAATAGAGTCACAAATAAAATGGTACACAAGTTAGGACACAAAAGTCACCAATAACAGCATTAAAAGTCAGTGCATAACCGTAGATAGGAGTGTTAACTATACATTTAAGTTATTGTTTTAGATGAAATAAAGAGGATTAAAGAGGGATAAAAATAAATAGCGGTAGATGACTAGAGGCAATGAATCATTAAGTTTAATAGTTGTTTTACTTCTGTTTGAAAGCCTAATGTTTCTTTTTGTGCTGCAGTCATTTATGTATCTCCAATTAGCAAAGTGTCTGCGTTATGCACTTAATATGGGGTGAGGTGGAGTAACTTCAAGG